TTTCTTCTTCTGAGTGTTTCTTGCCATTAATACCCAAGAGGTTTATCAATTTTAGACATAGCTTCCATAGCGATTCCAGAGGGGTCAATGCTTTTTTTTTGGCCTTCGCCATATTGCCTTATAGCCTTCATAAAATCTCCTGTGCGTTTAGGAGTTTGTCTATGCCAATCACTTTCAGATTGCTGAGTTGATGGATTAATCCATTGTACATTTTGAGCTGCACTCTCCCAGTCTCCCGATTGTAAACCTTTCCAAACACCTGGAAATTTACTTTTCCAGTTTCCCCCCATCTGAAAATTGACTGAACCTAATGCTTCTATCATTCCCTGGTCATCAATACCTAGTTCTTTCGCCTGACTAAGAGCTTGTGAATAAGCTAAAGAAGAATCCTGTTTCAACCATTGACTAGTAATCTCTGGAGAAATCCTATCACCTTCTTTATATATAGCCTTTTCTTCAGCAGTTAATAAATGTCCTGTTCCTGCTGCAAGGTTATCTCCATCTGGATATACATTTTCCCTAAAACCTTCTCTTAACTTTAGATGCTCCATAAAACTTTCTGTAGGCTCATCTGAAATCCCACGTTTGGGTACCGTCATTAGAAATACCTCGATAGTGTGAATTTTAAATCTTGTTCTGGACTCTGTCCAAAATCTTCTCTTTCAGGTTGTCCATATAAACCAACTCCCTGCTCTGCTGTAAATGACATATTTCCACCTACAGGAAAATCTACCCTTTTGTAATTTTTATCTATAACAGGGCTCCCAAGGAGATTCCATAATGTCTCACCAAAATCTATTATTGACCTTTCAGTATCAGTAAAATCAATACCCAAAGAAGCATACTTATCTGTTTTCCTCATTGAAGGAGACATAGCTGATATTTTAGGAGTCGTTGGTTCTTCTCTATATGGAATTTTTGGAGGCATTATTAATCCGTTATATGCATTGTTCTAAAAGGTCTAATATTCTTAGCCTCTTTTTCAACTTTTTTAAATTGTCTGACAACATTTCTAACAACTTTTCTTTCGTCATCATTAACTGCATCAGAGCCTATTGTCCTAATAGGAATAGGCCTGCTGGGTTTCTTAGCATCCTTTGCCTGCTTTTGGTCGAACAATCTTACATTTGCAGCCCAAGTACCTTTATATCCTTTGTACCCTTTATTCTTCTCAGGTCTTTTCATTATTTAAAAGCCTCATAGTTATCTGGCTCACTCATTATTTTTAAAATTTCTTTAGGAACTCCTCCTTTTTCATCATCATCATAAGGTGAATAAGGGTCATTCTCATTAAAATACTTTCCTCCTTTAGCGTATCTTTCATATTCTTCAGGATACTGTCTAAATATATGACTCATTTCTACTAAAGATGCTGTTTCTTCACCTTCAGATTCAAGTATATCTACAGGAACTTCATTATAAGACTTATACTCTTTAGAATACTTCTTATTAATATATTCCAAATCGCTGATATTCTTTTTCTCAATCCTTGAAACTAATTCAGGTAAGGATTCAGTCTCATACTTATCAACAGCCATTAAGTCTTGTACTAGTCCCATTACGCTACTATCCAACTTTTTGCTTTTTTCGTAGGTTTATACCAAGTTTTGTCATCATTTTGTACGAAATTGGGCGGAAATGCATGAATATTGGCGTAGAAAAGTGTTTCAATGGTGTCATCGTGAGCCATACGTGGACCAAATGTAACAATTTCGTTGATTAAATCAAACATATTTTGCCTAACAAAAACAGTTCCTGCACTAAACCTCCCAGATAACCCAGAATATACTCTATTTATCTTGTTCTGACCTCCTGGTTTCTCAGGTACAACAGCTACATCAAACTTATTTAATCGCCTTCTTTCCTCATTTAATGCCTGGAATATACTTCTGTTCATAGCTACATCTTCTACTGTGCTTGATATACAATGATATTTCTGATGCATTTCGAGTATGTAGTCTACAACGCCCTTTTTATTTAGATAGTTTCCATGTATGTCTTTTGCTCCGATTGTCGGAATTGACCTGTGACGTTCATACTCTAATGCATACAGATTATTATCAACATCAATAGCAATACACATAATAACTGAAAAATCAGATTCTTTTGTATCAATATCTGTAGCTGGGTCGCAACCAATGAAAGTATTAACTGGAATTCTTTCGCCACCAATGACAAGATGGTTCTGATTTTCTTCTGCATCATATTCATAATATCCCTTCCAGAATTTTATATGTTCTCTTGTAAATAACGCATCTTCAAGGCTCTGGACCTCCATCATATATTCTTGATAGAACTTGGAAGCCTGACCTGAATCGTTATAAAATCTTTTCTTTTCTTCTAATTTACTCTTACTAAAGAACGACGGCCACAATGTTTCACCAGAGGGCAATATTGCTTTAGATGTTATTATCTCCCAAGCAAAGTCTTCGCCGTCTGAACAAGCGCGTTCGTAATTGATAAGAAGATTATTAATAAAAGAGTCGTAATGTACGGGAGTGCCATTAACACGCAACCGCCCAGTATGAGGCTCAATCGCAGGATAAACGACAGCAGTGACCAAATTCGCATTCTTGTCCCTGGATTCTCTGGTGATTGTGTTTGCTTCGTGCTCAAAGTCGTCAAGTACAATAAGGTCATACCTTTTATGGAGTTTAACACCACCTCTGATTCCTGCAACATTGCTCTTAGAAATAAGCTTACATCCATTTGATAATTCTATATCCTCCTCTGTCCATTTAATTCCCTTTAATTTACCAAAATAATACAATATCTTATCATTGTATTCTAAATGGTGCTTTATGTAGTCCATATTACCTACAGATAATTTTTGAGTAGCAGATACCCAAGCATAAAACAAAAAGTCATCTTGTGGTTTGAAGAGGAAGTCCTTGAGGATAGAGGCTTTTGTCAGAACGGTTTTGCCGTGACCTCTAGGTAGGATGATGGCTAATTGCTTTACATTTAAATTATCAATGGCATCTGCTACTCTGTAATGAAAAGCAGGTGTTTCGCTTCTCATGAAATCATTTGGTAAGAACAGTTTACCAAACGCTATTAAATCTTTGTATGCTAACCTAAGAGCTTCTTCAGCTTGCGATATATTTTGTGTGTTTATATTCATATTATTGTGAAACCCAATCTTTATACTTTTCTATCCAAGAAGGATTAAAAAGGTTCAACAACACCTTTTATATGAGGTGGTTTCGTTATCATATGTACCAATGCTCTTAATGCTGCTTCTCCAGCTCTAACTTTAGTAGACTTCCCTGAAAATCTTCCCCTACCACGGCTAGACTTTTCAATACCAAAAAGCTCACTCCAATCTGACGGATTCATCTTAAAATCCCAGATATCTTCATATGAAACTTTACCTTTTCCTAATTCTTTTCTAGTATATCCACCCATAACAGAATGAGGAGATAGGTTTTTTCTGCCCTTAAAATCATCAATAAACTCTGGTTGTAATATCTCTCTTGCAAGAGATCTACCTCCCTTGCTTTTGGGATTAAAACTTAAAGTCCCATCTGCATTCTCAACAAAAATATTTTTTCCTCTTCTTGGCTTTAATCCAAATGTTGTCCTATATAAAAACTCTCTCGCATCTCCTGCAGCAGCATCTAGAAGGTATAGCTGTTGAGCTAAACTTGAACTCTCGCGATATAGTGGCTCATCTTTAACTATTGATCTTATACCTTTTCTAATTACGTTATAAGTATCCTTAACTTTACGAGGAATAGCTTTTGATCCTATAGCTAGATAACTTTCAGGAATTGGGAAATTTGGATCTTTTGCTTTCAAACCCTGAAAAAAAGCTCCTTTACCACCAGGTATAATTCCTAAATTACTTTTAATCTTTTCTAATGAACCACCGTATGACCATGGCTCTCTTATATTAGTAGCTACTCTTCCTACAGCCTGAGGAGTTTTATATAATCCTCCCAGCATACCTAAACTACCGAGAATATTTCTAGCTTCTTGCATACCTTTGCCAGGCAATTCACTTGGAGGATCAATAACATCAACAAATGGAA